CCGATAGTCTGTACAACGGGTGGGATTTCTATACCGGATCGCAAAAGCCCAAGACACAGACGGTCATCTTGACCAACTTCGGCTTCACGAACGCCGATGTCCCGGCATCGGCGTCCATCGTCGGCATCGAATTGCAGATGCGCGTCGGGGCGATCGGCAGGACGGCGCATTACACGGCCGCACCTATCGAGGCCACGATCCAGTTCAACGGCATCGCCAACGGGCCAACGCCGAACCTTGCCAGTTCGACGCCGTACACGGTCATCGGCAGCGCGCTGGCCTTCCCGATCCCCTACCCGTCGTACAGTGCTTACACGTTCGTCACGAAACTGTGGGGTGCGCCGACCACGGTGGCCAACACGCCAACGAGCCTGCTGGGATACACTGGCATAAACCCGTCCGATATCACGGCAACGACGTTCGGCATTTCGATCGGATGGGGGCTGGCGGGCACGCAGACCAATCAGGAAATCCAGGTCGGCATCGACTATCTTGCCGTGCGCGTGACCTACTTGCCGCAGACCAACGGCATTTATTTCTGGAACGTCGGCGCCACGAGTCCGAGTGCGGTGCGCGCGCAGGTGGTCATGCACTACCAGCAGGGCGGCGACCTGTCGCTGGGTAGCGCGACCGGCACGCTGTATTTTCAGTTCATCCAGTCAGACGGCACGGTGGGTGGCACACCCTCGCGTCCCATCGGTTCGGACGAACAAATCCGCACATGGCCGGCGAACGGCAACACGCCTGACGGTGGTGCAGCAGACGGCAGCACATTGCTCGCGCTAACCTCCGTTGCCGCCGACATGAACGTGATGGATTGGGGCACCCTGTTGCAAGGCTCGCCACAGCCCGATGGCACGCTGTCGCCGGCAAGCAAATACCAGTCCGTGACGAAGAATTTCTACGCCTCGTCCGGCCTTGAGGCGATCTACGGCGTGAGCGGCGGCGGTCCAGGGTTCTACTACGATGGCGTGAAGACGGCATCCGATGGCAGCCTGACCGCGGGCAACTTCTCGCGCATCCTCACCGGGTTGCCTTTGCAGTTCGAGACGCCGCGCAGCGTCGAGGCGCACCAGGGGCATATTTTCTTCGGCTATTTCTCCGGCGTGATCGAATGGAGCAATGCTGAAAATGTGCTGAGTTTCGACCCGGCGCTGTACGATGGCACGGCGGGCACGAACGGCTTTGGCGAGCGCGTCATCGGCATCAAGTCGATCAACGGCGATTCGCTGTGCGTGTGGACGCAGTCGACCATCCAGATGATGCAGGGCAATTTCAACGTGCCGCCCGGCAGCCTGGTGACGTCGTCGCTGTACACGACAACTATCTCGCCGACCTCCGGCGGCATCGAGTACACGATCCAGCCGATGGCGAACTACATGTACTGCGATTTCCGCGGCATCACGGCGATCGGTGCGACGCAGAAATACGGCGACTTTGAACTCGGGCACTACAGTGCGGTGATCGCGCCGTGGATCATCCCGCGCGTGCAGCTTTCCTCGTTTTTCGAGGGGCCGAATACCGGCATCATCAATTCGGTGCTCAAGCGCAACAAGAACATGGCGCAGTATTTCTTCGCTGACGGCGCGGCGCTGTCGATGACCTTCCTGGAGGACAACGAACCGCCGCAATTCACGATCCAGAACTACACCAACGGTAGCGGTGTGGCGCTGACGTGGGATGTGGTGCAGGCGTTCACCGAACGCCTTGGCCGCGATCGCATCTTTGGCGCCACGGCCGACGGTACGGGATTTGTCTACGAACTGGAACGGGGCAACAGTTTCAACGACTGGCCGATCGCCGGGTTCGCCTCGCTGGTGCCGGACACGGCGCAAGTCGCCTACCAGAACAAGGTTTTCAGCGGCATCAATGTGTTTGGTCAGGCGCAGGATTACGCGCAGTTCAACCTGTCGCGCAGCCCGGACTATATCGGTGCCGTGCAGGCCACGGGCGCCAACATCATCACGGAGACCTTCGGGTCCCTGTCGGCAACGCCGACCGGGACCGTGCTGCCGTACGTGTCCTACGGCACGGCGCCGCTGTCAATCGAGGGTACGGCGATCAATTTGCGCTTCGATTCCAATAGCCGGACCCAGTTCCCGCACACGATACAGGCCGTTTCCTATACCATTGAGCCGGCACAGGAGAAGCAGGAGTAGTCATGGCAACCCAGATTCTCTCCGGACAGCGGCAATTGCAGCAGCCCCCGCCGCCGTATCCGCTGATGGCGGGGCCACCTGCGCCGACCGATGCCGGCAGCCAGTACAACATGGCGCCGGGTACGGGGTTGCCCGCGGGCAGTCAGGTCGCCTACCAGGCGCAACCAACGCAACAGGAACTGGTCAGCGGTCAGTTGAACGGCTTGCTGGCGGGCGACAGCCCCTACATCCAGCAGGCACGCGCGCAGGCCGCCGCGACCGCCGCCGGGCGTGGGCTGCTCAACTCCTCGATCGCGGCCGGCGCCGGGCAGCAGGCGGCCATTGGCGCGGCATTGCCCATTGCGCAGGGCAACGCGCAGGAGTACGCCAACACGGCGGCGGCCAACCAGATGGCATCGAACCAGCAACTCGGCATACAGACCGGCGCCAATGCGCAGGTTCAGGCCGCCAGCATCGGTGCCGGCGCCACGGTCGACGCAGCAACGCTCTACAGCGACGCGACCAAGCAGGGCCAGCAGTTGCAGTACCAGATAGCCGGGCAGCAGCTCGGCTACAACTACGCGCAGATGCAGCAGCAGGGCAGCCAGTTCAACTCGCAGCTCGCGCAGCAAAACCAGCAGTTCGGCGCTACGCTCAACAACCAGCAGTCGGAGTTCCAAGCCGGCCAGTCGCTTGCGATCGGCCAGTACCAAGGCAACATGATGTGGAACCAGTACGCGCTCGGGCAGACATTGCAGCAGAACTCGCAGAACGCCTACGGGCAGATTTTCTCGTCCATCATGATGAACACGAACATGACCGCGCAGGACCGGCAGGCGGCCCTGTCGAACGCGAACCAGTTCTACAGCGGCATGTCGCAGCAAAATGCGGCTCTGCCGGCGTTCGTGCCGCCGTGGGTCAACGACGCGAACTACTGGACGAGCGATTGGACCGGGGGCAGCGCGCCGCCGCCGACTAATAACAGGTTCAATCCGACGCCAGTTCCAGCCACATGATCCGGAGGCTATACGACCCGAAGCATGTCCCAAAATTGATACAGTACGCGCGGGGATGGCACGCGAAAAGCGTGACCGGGACCATCCCACTGGACGTGAAGAAAAGCGAGACGCTGTTGCGCGCCTCGATGGTGGAACTGGGAGTTGGCGCGGTGTGGGCCAGCTTCGTCGGCAACAAGGTGCGCGGTTTCTTGATCGGGGCGCTGATCGAGTGGCCGTATTTGGAGGGGCGCTACGCAACGGACTGGGCTTTCATCGCAGATAGCTACGGCAGGGAGTTGTATCGGGCGTTCGAGCAGTGGGCTACGGCGCACGGCGCAAACGCCATCCAAATGGGTGTATCGTCCGGGTTGCCGCAGGCTGATAAGTTCTACGAGAGCGTTGGGTTGCAGAAGGTTGGTGGGGTCTATTACCGTGAGGTGACGAAGTGAGTTCGATCGGCAAGGCCGTCGGGAAGGTCTTCAAATCGGTGGGCAGCTTCGTGAAGAAGTATTGGAAGCCCATCGTGGCGGCCGTGGCGATATTTTTTACAGCCGGCGCGGCTCTAGCTTACTTCGCCCCAGCGGCGGCCGCAGGAGGTGCCGCCGCGCTTGGCGCAGAAGGTGCCGCAGCGGCAGGTGGTGCGGCAGCCGCAGAGGGCGGCGCTGCCGCCTTGGGCGCCGGTGCGGCAGAGGCCGGCGGTGCAGCCATTGCTGGGGGCGCGGCCGCGGCGGAAGCCTCACCGTGGCTCGCCGGAAGCGTACTTGCCGATGCAGGCGCCGGCGCTGGACTAGCCGGCGGCACAGCCGCGGCGGCCGGCGGCGGTCTGATGGGTGGTGTCGGCATGCTGTCGAGTCTCGGCGGCGACGCTGCGGCTGGCGCTGCCGGTGCGGCCTATTCGCCGACCGCATTGGCGGCCGGCAATGTCGCCAGCAGCGGTGGTTCGGCAGCGGCTAGTGCAGGCGGCTACACCCCACAGGCTCTGGCCGGCGACACAGTCGGCGGACCTTCGTCCCTGTGGAACACCTCGCTCGGCATCGCCAAGTCCGCCATATCGACGCCGGGCGTGCCCTCCCTGATCGGCGGCCTGCTCAACTCGTACAGCCAGAGTTCCATGCTCAATGCGCAGATGAAGTACGCCGAGCAGCACGCACCGGGACAGATTGCCGGTGGCGCTGGCAACGCATGGGGCGGCTTTGCCACCAACAAGAACCTGACACCGACGACGCCGCTGCCTGCCAATTCGCAACTCCCGCCGCTGACGCCGTACAAGTTGCAGCCGAATCAGGCGCAGGGTCCGCAAATGCCGGGAATCAACCAGCCCGGATCGAACAGTTCCAACTATCCGGGCTACGGCACACCGGGCTACGGGCAGCAATACCCGCCGGGCACCGCGCCGCCGCAGCCTGCTCCGTTGGCCGCGATGGGGCAGTTGCCACAGGACCAGTATCAGCAGCAGGGCTTGCTGTCGCAGCAGACGCCGTTTATTGAGTCGCCGTACGACGAGAGCTACGTGTGAGGACATCATGCCCGGCCAACTGCTGAATAACACCCCCACCGCCACGGCCGCAAACGCCGCGCCGATGTCGCCCGCGCAACCCGACGACGGCGAACAGGCTGCGTCGCCATACGAGGAGCATCTGCTGGCCAAGGTGATGGCCGCCGTCTACAAGTCACTCAACGCGCCGCAGAAGATGCGGCAGATCGAGCACTGGATGCTGACCTCGCCAAACGTCGGCTCGACCATCGGCAATATCGCGTTCACGATCCTGGCGTCGATCTACCAAGGCGCGAAGAAGGCCGGCGTGATGATCCCGGTGGACGTGTTTTTCGCGCAGGGTGGCGCGACGTACCAGACGATCGACCGCATCCTGATGATCGCCGAGCATGCTGGCGTGCCCGAACCGGACCCCGACAAGTTGCGTGAGGAGGCGATGGGCGTGCTGGTTGACAAGGTCAAGCACATGTTCATGGCCGACTCGCAGGCGCCGCCGCAGTCAGCGCCCGGCCCGGTGCCGCCCGGAGCGGCGCCCGTTGCTGCGGCCAACCCGATGTCGGCCGCCGTCGGACAAGGCTTGCAGCAGCAGGGCTTGATGAGCGG